CTTGGTATTCTTTAACATGTTACCTAGACTTTGCCAAGTACAGATTGTATGCGTCTTTCCATATTCTTTTCTATCACCAAAGTATACACCAACATCTAATCCTAAGTTAATATAATCTGCTTCTGTTTGCACAACCAAACTCTTGTTAGGAACGATGACAATACTACGACCGTAGTTTTCAATGCTATAACTCAATGCCGCAGTCATTAGTGTTTTGCCTGCGCCTGTTGCTACCTCTTGTATTGACTGAGGGTTAGCTAAGAATTCGTTTACTACGGTAAGTTGATAATCTCTAAACTTAACGGGCTCACCTTCTTTAGGATGACCTTTTGACCAACTACAATGACTAAAAGTATCCTCTTCAATCTGTTTAAAATTGAATGTTGTGCTGTATGTCCGCAAATCTTCCAACTGAATGTCATACCCTGCACTATCTAGAATGGGGAGAATCTCTGGTAATAGGTTTACAAATGTACTACCACCTAGACTAAAGAAACTGATTTTACCATTCCAACGACCAAGTCGGACACTTGGCAAATACCTTGCGCCTGGCTTCTCATATTCAAATTTCTTCATCAATGCTTTGCGGTCACCTAGTTCTAGGCCTTCAATCTTTACATTGACTTCATCTTTAATTATTAGTTTGCATTCTCTCATTGTATTGTTACCGGGTCGTTGTTTACTATGTGTATCACTTTACTGGTGCCATACGCATATTTTAATGCGTAATTTGCTGTGGCCACCTTGCCAGTTATCAGTACAGGAAATTCGTATTGATTTATATCACTGAGTATCTGTGTATCTTTATTCCTAATAACACATGTTATTTTATTTTCTATCAATGACTTAGCCTTATGTAGATAGCCTATCTTAAATGATTCATTCAATATAATCAGATCAGGTTTTATCTGTAACAGATAATCTACTAATTTTTCATCTCGGTAATTGAATTCAACTATGTCATTTATTGCAAAATCAATTTCTGCCTGTGAAAACTTGTTTAAGTATTCATCAATCACAGACTGATCAATATTGATTCCGGATCGTTTCAATCTAGGTAGTAACGCAATATCAATTTCAAAAGATAAATGTTTTATAGCCTGTTGCAATGTATTTGAAGTGGCAACTACATAGAAGTTGTTATTTACATAACAGAATGTAGGGTTCCATATTTTTGCATCATAGACAGAGGTAGAATCCAACATAGAGTTTATATTGTCACAGTAATTAATTTTAGTGTAATGTTTTTCAATAGATGCCTTAGTGACCTTTAGTGTATAACTATTTGCTGGCATTCTCCAAAATCTATCTTCTCTATTCCAAATAGGATTTATTTCTAAATTTCTAAATTCAGAAACAAAATCTTTTTTATATGGACTACGCAAAATCAATTCATCATCAACCAATAACAAATGCACTTCGGTGAATTGAGGTAAACTTGGAATAGGAATGTTGTCCCACGGCAAGTTTAACAATTCATCAACATGAATTTCTAATTTTTCTATTTGTTTTTTATATCTAGATGTAATCTTATCCAGCAACGATGCTTGATTAGTAGTCAATGGTTTTTTATTGACCAAATGCATTGTTTCTAAGTTGGATAGGAACCTTTTATCATAAGTACCTAACTTTATTGTTGATACAAGAAAATAAATTAATTGTTCTTTAGTTTTCGGTTTTGATATCATCTAGTTATTATAATACTTATGCATGGATAAAGCAAACACAAAGGCAAAAAAAGGAGACCGTAGTCTCCAAAAATAGGGTGGGGACTTATTGACATTGCCCCGGCCTTCACACGGCGTTAAACTTTCATGCAAGTTGCCTTAGCAAGATTCTGCCAATTGCTCGGACTAATCTTGACCAAGTCTGCAACCTTCAATGCCATACGCAAGGACACTTCACGCAATTTGTTGTGATTGTCCCACATGTAACTCATAACATCCGATGATTGTTCATCGGATAAATCATAGTCAGCAAACAGACCGCCATCAGCATCACGATGAACCTGCTTGATACGCAACATTTTGTCACGTTCACTGTTGATAGTGAGGTCCAGATAGTGACAACGACTTTGCAATGCATCCAAGTGAGCCTTGATTTTGTTGCTACGACGGTCAGCAAAATTCAAGTTAGTGATAAAGATCACCGAGCCATTGAAGTTGAAAGTATTAGGGATACCTTCTTCACGCAAAATGCGACTGTCTTTGTTCCAACTGATTCGGCGAGTTTTGCCTGAATCCAAAGCACCTTTCAACACATTCAATGCATCAGGGTCTTCCCAAATGTCGCAGTCATCAAAGACCAAAACATTCTTACTGTCAGAATATTTGTACAGTTTAGAGAACAAACCAATACCTGACATTGCGCCTTTCACAATGTCAAAGCGAGGACGCTTGCCTGCAATTTTATCAAACAAACTTGCTTTTTCCATTTGCAAAGAGACACCGTGTGATTTGCCGACTCCAGGGGGACCTGACACAATCATAGCACGAATGTTGCCTGCAATACATGCGGCACTCATTTCATCAAGCACATTGAATCGGCTAGCAATGCGATCCATTGCCTCTACCTCAGACTCAGTAACCTCTGGTTCAACTGCAACAACAGGCTCAGTGCCTGACACAAATTGCAAATCATTTTGCGTATCAACATTAACCCTGATAAGACCACTACGTCCCGGGAATTGACCTTCATTTTTCACTGTAACAAACCCACCTTTCGTACCTGTTTGATACCCTTTCACCAATGTGAACACTTGATTAGCAATCGGCTGATTGCGATATGTGCCAGAAACAATGCGAACAGTAGACATTTAAACTCCTATATTAGTCACTGAAAAATACAATTATACACCCTAGTTGATTTATTGTCAACCGTTTTATGCAAATGTATTTGTAGTACTTTCTTTTACAACCTTAAAGGCTTCTAATGTCTTTTTAGGTTGTGCCAAAGGATTCTTTGCTATGAATTGCATCATTGCAAAAGAGGTCAATCCTAAAAATTTACCTTCTTTAGCTATCACGTTGAGAGCGGTTTCCAATTTCATTAGAGTTCCTTTAATCAATCAATACATGTATTATATAGCCAAAGTGATTTAATGTCAACCTTTTGCTAGATGCCATTTATCAACACTAAAGTATTCAAAATTGTCTATTGTGCGTCTACAAAAAGAACCATTAACTTGTAGTACTTTTGTATTAAGAAACATATCATTCCAAATATGTTCTAAAGGATTACTAAGTTGAATACTAATTAGTACACCAGCATTTAGCTTAAGATCCTTGAGCCAATATTGATTAGTAGTAATTCGTTTAGTTTTTCTAACTATCATCTTCAATGGTTGCAATTCTACAGAAAGTTTCAATAGTTTAGGCTTGTTTTCTTTGTCTAATTTTTTAAAGTTTTGATTTGCATCAACTGCACACCGAACTTCATCAATGTTAACATCGTACTCATAAAATATAGGTAGATAGTATGCTAAGCCTAACATGTTTTCTCTAACCATACGACCATCACCATGTACAAATGTGTTTAGATCCTTACGATATGCGGTCATATTCGGATTGTCATTTCGCAATGTTAACATCATAATTTTTTTACTGTAGTAGTCACGAATTTTCTTAGCCATTTCAATATCGGCATCGGCGACCTTACTAAACAATTCATCCTGTAATAGCTTGCCTATACCTGAGTGACCATTATCACGTAGTCTTTTCCAAGCAACACTTAATGCTAGTACATCAGTTGGTGTTTCATATACTTCATACTTTTTGACATGAGGATGCAAATTGTTTTCCGAAGAAAACATAAATGATCCATTTAACTGAGCCAAAGGTTGAATTGCGTGTAACTGTTTAGGTGTAAGTGATGTATTTGTTAAACTAACTGGGCTAAGGTTAACAAAATTATTTGATGTTATATTTGAATAACTCATATTGAAATATCTTCCATTCCTGCTGTGCGTAAACGCACGATATGTCCCATCTGCCATTGCTTGGCTTCAAGACCCTTCATAATACCTAACCAACGATTACGCAAATATGCTACTTCGTTAATTAAGGTTTCGTAGTCAATCACTTCATCTTCGCCGTCTACATACTTTTCTGCATCACGGCTTGTCAATGCTCTATTATACGCTTCTAAATATTTTTGAAAATGTTTTCGGCGAATTTTCCGTAATTGAATATTTAGGTAATTTAATACTGCTTCAATTTCTTGAAGTTGATTGAACCTATGTTCCGTAACGCCGGGCAAGGCCGCGATGTTCTTTTCTACGTTACCGTAAATCTTAACATCACTTTTTGCTGAACTTAATTCTATTTCATATTGAGATATGAAATCCGGTATTACAGTTAGGTCACTGCTAATACGGGTATACCAATTCATTTAATCCCACTCGTCGGTATCTTGTTCTTCTTCTTCGTATTCTTCATCTTGGAAATGCTGTTCAGCATAACCTTTTAACGCGGTAGTGATATCTTTGTCCTTAAAGGTATCTTTAATTTCATCGACCTCATAATTGTTATCAATCAACAAATTGACTAATGTATCTGCGGCATCACCGCGATCAATCAAATCAATATGGTCACGTAATGCATCCCAAACTTCGGCAATCAAATCTAGTTTCATTCTTCAGGCTCCTCTGTTGCTTCAGTACTTAGCTTTTTTCCATGATTTTTGCTAAACTCTTCCATGACTTTATCTAAGCAACCACCTTCATTTGACTCCCAACCTTTACGGAACATCTTTAATATTTCTCCGTCATCAGTTGTATATGATAAACGATTACCTTCTTTAGTTAAGAGTTCGTTCTTCTCAAACAAATCAAGCAGACCGCTATACGGGTTCATACCGGTTTCGTATGGAATCTTAATCTGTAATGTTTCAAAAGGTTTAGAATATCGTGTTTTCATAATCTTACATGCGGCACGAATACCTTTTACTTCTGAGACTTTGTTACCATCTTCATCTTCTTTGAGTTTGAGTTTCTTCATAGCAACAAGAATACTACTTGCGTACACAAAGCCTTGACCACCTGATACTTTGTCATCTGGATCAAACATATCCTGACTTGCATATGTATGATTAGTTGCAACCATACCAATGTTCAAACTACCGAACATGTTAACAGAGTTACGAACAAGTGCAGCCAATGCTTTAGGCTTACGACCCATGTCGCCCTTCATATCACCTGCCTCAAACTGATTTACATCAGTTGGAGTCAATAACATTCCCAAGCTATCAATGACAAACAATACTTTAGGTCTGTCTTCTTGCGGGAGTGTTTTATAATCAGTCACAAATTTACTGATTGTCTTGGCTACATCATCAATCATAGCCATGTTTAGTTTTAATAGTTTACTTTCTGAGGTATCAACACCTAAGGCGTGTAACCATTTCTCATCTAATGCGTTTTCCGAATCAATGAGTACAACAAAGATACCTTGTTGTTGAGCATGGCGTACCAAGTTCCCAGAACAGATAAAACTTTTCCCAGAACCTGACTCTCCAGCAAATACAGTAACTTTGCCCAATGGTACACCTTTATTAAAATCACCACTAATAAGATAGTTAAGTGCGTAATTTCCTGTGTTAATCCAATCAGTTGGGTCGTTAAATCCAATGCTTAATCCTTCTATACTTTTTGTTATTTCTTTTCTAAATTTACTTACGTCGAATGGCTTACCCAATTTTATCTCCAATCATCTTTCCATTAGTATACACGCTAAACGGTTGTTTATCAAGTAACTCGGGACAATTATCCGCAATTGCATCTAATTCATAGTCAAGGGGATAATGTCTCAATGCCGCTCTTGCGCGGTCACGAACTATACTAGGAACTCTGGGTGTTTTGCCAGGGTCGCATAGTTCTTCCAATAATTTTTTACCTTGCTTAATGGCTCGGTATCTTTCATCTGGTAGTGTCATAACTTCTCCTTAATAGGGAGAGGTTTCCCTCTCCCATTTCATTTAAGCAGTTTTAGTTTGACGGGCACGAATCATTGCTAGAATGTCCTGTGCCTTATCACTACTAGGAGTTGCTTTTGGAACTGTGATCGGTGTTGAAGCCGCTTCTGGCTCATCATCTGACCACGGTGCTGACTCTACAACGGGTGCTGATGCGGGGGCGCTGGTATCAGCAGGCGCTTGTGTTGCTGCCGCATTTGACCCACTAGGAGCGTCAAGACCATATGGTCTATAATAATTACCCCAACGTTCATTGTCGTAAGGTTGTCCATCTACGCTTGCCTCAAACATTTCTTTGATAATGCGTAGTTCTGCTTCACCTGGCTTCTTAGGCAAGAAATCAGACATATTGAACAAACCATGTGCTTCAATCGCTGCCATTTCTGCTTCGGTCAATGCACTTTCTTTACGTGCCCAATTACTTGTTGAGTAATCTGCATAACCACCTTTACTTGTTTTCTTAACGTTGAAGTCAAGACCACGCATATAGTCAGTTGGCAATTCTTCCATCTCAGGGTCCATCAAACTTGATTTGATGATTGTAAAGATTTGTGGACTGATAACAAATCTACGAATTGGATTCGCAGGTTGCTTGTCATCACCTAGTGGATTTTGACGAACAAAACCTTGGAATAGATAACTACGTTTCTTCCAATACTTGTTTGCCATTTCTTTCAAACTTTCGTCTTTATACCAGGGGCGAACTTCTGCCAATACTGGACATGTTGATCCGTCATTGTACATTTCAACGCAAGGTACTTGTACTTGAATTTGTTTTACGTTTGGATCACCTTTAACACCATTGAATGGTAGTTTGATGATTTGACGTTCTACCCAGAAGAAAGTATTCTTACTATCTGCGTCTGGCAACAAACGTAAAGTAGCTGTAGTACCTTCGTCCATATTCCAGTGGG